AGGCTGATATAAAATATATCAGCCTCTCTCTTAATCATCCAAAAGTACTAGCACTCACCACCTCATTCAAATTATTACTTTCAGAAATTACCTGCCTTATACTAACTGGAGGCTTATCAGCATTCCTTCTACTACTTTCTGCAATGTCCGATAATATTCCACCAAGTCTATCCAGCACCCCAGTGGCATCCATCACGGCCTTTACAGTTTCTGCCGTATTCGTATTAATATTTTTTAAATCTTCTCCAGCTTGCACCGCATTATCACTTGCAGCCTGAGCATTTGAAGGTACACCTTCACCGTCAACTGTTCCCAAATATCCATCTTCAGCATAAATAGGCTTACCAGTTTTATTGATACTACTATTTGCAAGCTGTCTAAGCAAATTTCCATGTCTCTTAGTCATTTGCCGACTAAACACACCCAAAAACTCACCTTCTTCAACTTTTGCAAGTAATTTGCCATTTCTCGGATTAATTACCCAATTACCCCCCTCAGGAGTATTATGCCTAAGCCCACCCAAAACCCCAGAATTTTGAAAATATCCACTATCTGTCATAGGCTGAAAAGTTCCCTCTCCAAAAGATGGCATTGGCTCACTTCGTATTTTTGCCACCTGTACAGCAGTAGCCACACCCACCAAAGCAGCCATTGCAAAATTTATTGGAGGAAAAGAAGAACCCAACGCCTTCACAAAACCAACTATACCGTTTATAATTGCCATCGCAATATTCAATTTCTTCTCTCTTTCCCACGCCGAAATCTTCAGATCTCTAGTTTTATTATCATAATCCTTTTCTATTTTTGCTAATTCCGCACCTGTCGCATTTTTTTGAATAACAATTGCCTCCCGCTCATCCTTCAATTTATTAATCTGCAACTGTAAATCCGCCTTTCTTTTTTCATCCTTCTCAAAATACATATCCTTCTCAAGCTTAGCAATCGCCGTATCCAAATCAAGAATTGCATCCTCCTGATTTTTCAGCTCTTTCCTAACCGCCTTAGTTTCATCCTGCTTACCTTTCTCAATCAAATTCAATTCAATCTGCCCACGCATTTTTGCAATATCAATCATTGCTTTAGCCGCATCCGCAAACTTTCCAACATTATCACTCACAAAACCAGCAACCTTCTGAAAAAAATCTACATAAGTTGCAACCGCCGCCAATTTAAACTTAGTAGTCTCATCCAGTTTTTTACCCATCGCATTCGCATACCCAACCAAATCGCCCTGCATCAGCATTTCAATCCCCTGCATCTTTTTTTGCTCTTCCGCAAGCTCCTGAAATTGCCTTCTTGTATTTGCTCTCTCTTTTTCTCCTTCCCAATTAACTACCCTATTAAAAAGCCTCTCATTCATCTTATCAGAAGCATCAACTGTCGTAAACTCTTTTGCACTAATTTGATCCAAACTATTCAGTTTTAATCTAGTATATTTATCATCAAGAATAGCCAAATCACTTACCAGTTTTTCATGCAAAACCTGTAAATAAGTAGCTTTTATTGTTTCGTCAATTTTAAGCTTTTCAATCCTATTTTTTTCTGCATTATACTTTGCCTGAGCCTGTGCCACTTCATCATTAGTAGCCTTGCCTCGCAAAATAGCAATCTCGTTCAAAGCCTTTTCATTAGCAGTCTTTTTAGCTTCTGCGGCTTTAGTTTCTGCATTTTTACGTTTTTCAATTTCTTTTAATTCATCATCAGTTAGCTCTTTATTGACAACTTTTTTCTTATTGCCATACATATCAATTTCACTAGAAGCCTCTTTTGTAGCCGCTTTAGTTTCAGCCCAAATATTTTTAAAGCTTTCAGTAATTCCACCAAAATTCTTACTAGCATTACCTTTCAAAGTTTCCCAACTATTACCCAAAGATTCAGAAGATTTTGCCGCAGCAGCAAAATCACCTTTAAGTACATTTACAGCAATACTACCAGCATCTTTCAAAACCAAAAAACCATCAATTAGCAACTGAACTGAAGAAAAAACCAATTTTATTGCAGTTCCAACGGCACCCAATACAGTGCCAAAAACACGCATAACATTTTGTAACGTAAGCATATTTTCAACAGAATCAGGCAACAACCACAAAAAAAATGATTTACCCATTTCAAAAACCATCCCTAAAGCATCCCAAATAATCATAAATCCAGAACCAACTGGCCCACTTGCATCAATCAATTTTCCCAACCAATCAACACCTTTAGCAAATAGTTCTAAAATACCAACAAAAACAGGCATAAGCTTTTCACCTATTTTTAACTGAATACTATCAAACGCATCACCCAAATTACTCGATCTACCCTCAAGCGTTTTATTCATTTCTGAAGTAGTACCAGCCACTCCATTATATCCACCCATTGCCACAATAGCCTTATAAATAGCTTCCTCATTATTTTGAACTTCAACAGTTTGCCCCTTAAAACTCAAGCTCACATCATCGCCATTCTTTTTCATTTTAACGCCAAACTCTTTCAATCGCTCACCTTCTCCCATCATCGCATCCAAAACCGCCTCCGTCAACTGATCAAAACTCTTACCTTGCGAAGCCGCCAAATCAGCCAAGTTTTTAATCTCAATTTTTGAAGGAGTAAGCCCCCTATTCACCATCTTTATAAAAGATTCAGTCATTTCATCCACACTAATAGGAGTAGTGGCAGCAATATCCTTAATCATTTCCATGGCAGCCTTCGCCTGAGTCTGACTACCCAAAGTATTTTTCAATACTGTTTCATATTTCTCAAATTTACCAGTAAGTTCAAAAACAGCCATTCCCGCATTAAACACCTGCTTACCAAACTCTATCACAGCCGCCACCGTAAACGCCGCCATTATATTACCCCTCAAACTTTCCCACACACTTTTACTATCCCCAACAGTATCCTTCACCGCCACAAAATCCGTTCTCAACTCCGTCAATCTACCATTCACCTCCTTCAATCTAGCAGCCGAAGTAATATACTCCTCAGTCCCAGGTATTAAATCTTTCGTAGCCTTCAGCAGTTCCCTCTGGTACTTCTCCAACTGCTTCACAGTCATCTCATTCACATTCATCTTACCAGTCAAATCATCATACTCCTTCTGCAAGCCATTGATCTCCTTTTTTAAAGCATCATACTCACTTGCATTTTCTTTTGTACGCTTCCCAAGCTCCCCTTGTTTACTTTTCAAATCATCGATTTTACCAGACAATTGCCCAACATAATTGGCTGCCTCCTGCCCATCGATGACAAGTTTAATTCTCGCTTCTTCCGTTAATTGCATTATTTTACAAGATTATTTTCCCAAATCTCAGCAAAACCAAAACCCCCATATAGGACAAAAGCCCCACCCTTTCCAGAATGAAGCCCAACAAAAAAAAGCCTGAGTCATTCGAAAATATCGAACAACTCAAGCTTCAAAAAAAACAATATACCTACTCTATCACCTTTTTATTCAACTCATACTTATCCAGCAGCTCATTAAACTCAATCTGAAACTCTTCCAATTTTTCACTGCTCAAATGCGGCAAAGCAAACATCAAATTAAAATATTCACCAATCGCTAAAACACCCTGGTTAGTATTATGCAAAATCTCCTTATTAAACTCCCCCAACTGCCTTTTTTCATCCCCCCGCAAATACACATCCATTTGAAGCTCCAAACATTCATAAAAAGTTTTTACGGCCTGCCTTGTTCGCTGCTTAAAAATCCAAGAATTCTTCACATTATGCTCATCCATATAGTTCAGCATAAACTGACAAATAAAGTGTATAATCAAAATCTCATTAGTCATTTTTTCCAGTCAAATAAAAATTCCTTAGTTTCTTTTTCCTGCTCGCTATAATTAAAAAACACAAACCCAGACTTCCCCCGTGAAAAGTTCGTTTGCACCCAGTCGCTCGATGGACTCAAAGCAGGATAGTTGAAATAATTAAATTTAGATGGGGTACTGTCAAATAAATATTGATGACTATCCCCCTTAGAAAACTCAATAACAATCCCATGCTTAAACAAATAATTAACATCAATATACTCGTTTATTTTTTTCTCATGTACATCATCCAGCTTAGGCTTAAACCCAAATTTTAGATTTTTATCATCCTTCCCATGCGTCAGTATAAACGTAAACTTCCCCACAGAATAATGCCCAATAAACTTTCTTTGATTTTCCACAACCACATTATTAGGATATTTCATTTCTG